ACGGGTCCGCATGTGTGAACATGGAACCCCCGGAATCCATTGCCGGCGTATCCAGGAAGCTGGGCATCCGGTGGCTCCAGTTGCTCCCGTCCAACCAGCGCGACCAGATGGCTATGACTAGCTGGTCCCTACCGACGACCTATTCCTACGGTTTCAAGTTCGAGAAGGCGCCATCCGGTAACGACCGAATGGTTGGCGAGGTCCTGCTCAACGGAAACGCACACGCCCTGATCCGCGTGTTCATGAACCACAGGCTCCCGAAATATTCAATCACCGACAATATGGCCATTTCCCCGCTGTACCACGACGCCATCCTCTATTCGTTGGCTGTGGCCATCTGCGAGAAGTACAAGTTGAAGGATTACCAGCCGGAAATGGAACGGCAGAAGGATATCGCGCTCTCCATAATCGATGTCAACACGCTCAACAACCGCGCCCTCAATTCTGGTCTCGTAAACCAGGAGTCCTACATGGATTCCTACTTCAACGGACTGGGTGGAAACGGGCTTTCGCTGTAAGGAGGACCGATGGCCACTTCGCAGGTGACACAGTTTCTCGTAGGCCGTTCGGCGAAAGGTAAGTATCCCGCGGTGCAGGGTGCCGAGCTTTCCGTGAACATGTACAAGTCCGACAACGGCGGAAAGGTGTTTATGGAATCGGTTCCTGGCCTCCAGCGCATCTTCCAGATTAACGGCAAGTGCCGCGGGACCTACGTCTCAACGCGTGGCTTGCAGTCTGAACGTTCCAAGGAAGACATGTTCGCCTGCATGGGCAACACTGTTTACCGTGTAAAGGAAACGGGCGCGGAACGCCTGTTCACGGTGGCACCCGGTACCCAGCGCATGTCTTTTGCAGAAACCGGAGGACCAACGCCCATAATGCTTTGTGCCGACGGATCGAACCTACATGCATACAACTTGCTTACGGGGGCATACCGCAGGGTACAGCTTCCTGTCGCTGCCGAAAAGGACGGACACTTGGTCAGGCCTTCCCACGTGACCGTCATTGACGGCGCAATCGTCATTAACGATATAGATAGCGGATATTGCTACTACAGCATCCGTTACCCGCTGGCCTACGATACACGCGAAGTGTTCGACCTTTCAGACGGCCAGGTGCAGTACGAGGCCGATGGCGTTACCGTGAAAAAGAAGAGCGTTGACCCATACGAATGGGTCTTCTACGATGATTATCATACGCAACAGTTCTTCCTGAGTACAAGTTCGAGTGACTGTGTCAATGGCCTGATTTCCGTCGGAAATTACCTATATGTTTTTGGACCAAAGTCAGTAGAAGTCAAGTCCTACCAGGGTTCTGAATACGCAACATGGAGCGACCTTTACTTCTCCGCACAGAGTTCCTTCGGCCTGGAATCACCCAACTCGCTGTGCCAGGTAGGGAACACTGTATTCTTCATCGCGTCCGGACAGCAGCGCGGCAAATGTGTTATGGCCGTGACACAGACAAACTTCGAAGTAATCAGTGAACAGTGGCTTGACGAAAAATTGGAAAGCGAAGTAACCGACACTGCATACATCTTCCCTTATTCCACGTCGCACCACATGTTCATCGTGATGCAGGCGAATACTATTGGCGAGACTTGGTGTTATGACCTCAGTATGAAGGAGTGGGCGCAAAGAACCTCCAGAGATCGAAACACCACACTCGAAAAGCAGTGGCGCGTGGGAGGTGTCGCATACTGGCACGAGAAGTTCTATGCCTTCACGAACGACGGTCTGTTCTGTCGTTTCGAGGGATGGGTCGAACAGTGGAAGGACGATGTAGAACTGCCCGTAATCAGGCACAGGCAGGGTCCAGTGTTCGTTTCGGACAACCGTCCTTTCGTAATCGAGGAACTGGCACTGGAGTGCAATGTCGGGTGTAACGACGACTACAAGGAAGATCCAGAGGTCTTGCTCGAATGTAGCAAGGATGGTGGCATGACTTACGGCAACGTCCGTTCAGCAAAGTTTGGCAGGACCGGCATGTACAGTCACCGCGTGAGGTGGCACGCCCTAGGCATTACAAGGCTTGCCGTCATACGCATAACGTTCTCGGAACCGATGGATTTCGTACTTACTGACTGCGATATCCGTGCGGGCAAGACAGGAGCGATGATATAATGTTGCGCGGCGGTACCATAGAACTGCATTCACCCATAGAGATGGTGCGCAACGTGATGGTCGGCACCTGGGCGGAATATGTCAGGAACGGATGGCATGTCGTTACATGTCCTCTGTTTACGGTAATGGAAAAGGTTTGCCAGCCTGGCCCTGCGGTATTTCCGCTGGTTCCATGGGAGCAGACTTTCGTTGATATAGTTTTTGACGGCGGGAGTGAACGGAAGCTCATCAAGCCGGGACAACAGACATTGGACATTGAACGGGCATGTTTTATCAGGATCGTGCAGTTCGGTCAAGGAGACAAGTAATATGGCTGGAATCATGGAAAGCATAGGAAGCTTCGTCGCGAACCCGTTAGGTCTGGGTGACGCGGGATTTGGCTTTTTGGGCCAATTGGGCGATCAGCTCGGTCTGTCCAACAAGAAGCAGGTTCAGGCGGGCATGGACTCGCTGGACAACCTGCTTGCCGATGCAAACAAAATAAGTAACCAGAACAAGTCGCTGTACAACGATTACTACGGCAAGATGCAAGGCATTTATGGTGGTGGCGCTGGACAGTACACCGATGCCGTCAACAGGCTCACTCAGGCGATAGGCGAAGGGCCAGAATCATTCACCTATGGCGGTGACGTAAACGATTTCTACGACAAGTTCGCCGGGCAGCGCCAGCAGGCTGCCATGAATGCCATGCGCAACATGGGTGGACAGAATTTGTTCAGTTCCGACTTCATGAATAACTTGGCAACGAAGCAAGGCGCACTCGCTTCCGAGGAATGGTCTAAGGCATACGACAAGATGATGCGTGACCGTCAGCAGCAGCTTGCCGAATGGCAGGCCGGCCAGCAGTCCAAGCAGGGCTATGTCAACAACCTCGGCACAGTTGCCGGACTCTACGGAAATGACCGCAATCAGCTGGCAAACGCCATGGGCGACTATTACAGCAACATGGCTTCGCAAAACAACGCCGACTTGCAAGCCCGCAGCGACCTCACGCAGGCGAAGACGAATCTTGCCATGCAGGAGAACAGCGGTGCAGGGTCCATCCTTGGCGGCGTGGGCAAGATTCTCGGTGGCATCTTCGGGGCTTAAGGAGGAATTATGGGACTTAACGTACAGTGGAGATGGAGCATGCCACAGGTCGGAAATCCGGACCAGGTGGCGCAAGGAAACAGGGACGCATTCAGTGAGGGTATCGGCGCCATCGCACAGGGCCTCCTCAAGCGTGGTGAGAACCAACGTGAGGCCAAGAGGCTTGCACAGACGCAGGCCAACTGGGACGCGCAATTTGCTGCTCAGCAGGAACAGAGAAAGATTGCCAATGCAATGCAGGAACAGCAATTCAACGAACAGAAGCGAATGAACGACCAGTCCCTGCTTAATCAGCAGCGGCAGCTTCAGAAGGACCAGGAACAACGTCAGTGGTTGCAGAAGTTCTACGACCAGTTCTTCGGTGACGACGAAGAGTACAAGGAGTTGCAGGAACTCAGAAAGAAGTTCGGTGGCAACGGCAACGCGGCGCTAGTTATGATGGGATTGAATCCTGCTCTGAGGTAACGGATGGCGAACGAGAAGGAAAAGGTAGCCGAGAGGGTATTGCGTGCTGCTGCAGCCATGTTTGGTGGCATGTTGGCTGGCATGGCCTCTCCTGGATTTCTAGGACCCGGCAGAATCGGCACGGGCACGGCCACCCGTATCCTCGAAGGCGCCGCACCCGGAACCGTAGCAGACTACCCGACACCTAAGAAGTTCCATTACAATGTGGACTGGGTTAATTCCGATGTTCCGAACTATAATGCGAACTACAAGGGAAATCCCGATTCGCGTGCAACCCGCATGCAGACCATTCAGGAACACAACCGTGCCCTGAACAAGTATATCAGGCCTGGCATGGGACCATTGGAACTTCGTGCGGCTATCGAGAAGGGTAAGGAAGAAGAAAAGAAGCTTTCAAGTTTCTGGACCGACGATTCAGAACCGAGGCGCCCGGTGCGTTCCAGTTCAACTGCCGTGTCAGACGTGCACATTAACCCGGATGGCACCCTCTCTGTTCGTTTCCGTCAACAGGGGAAATGGTACACCTATGCGGGAGGTGCCGACCCGTACGAGGCTGCAATGGCCGCACATGACCTGGTGACAGCACCATCCCTAGGCAAGGCAATCAACAAGAAGACAGGCTGGTGGAGCGTTGGAGACCACCACAAGATTTGGTAGAGGTTAACATGGACAAGGAATTTTCTTGGAATCTTCCGGACATCAACGCCATCCGTGAACGGCGTGAACGCGAACAGCTAGGTCTTATGGAATCAGAGGCCTTGAAGGCACGGCGTGCCTTGCAGTTCCAGAACATGCTGGAAGGTGCACAGCAGGCACAACAGGACCAGATGGCTGAACGGGCACAGATGGCCCGCTGGATGGAACTCGAAAACAAGTTTGCCAAGCGCACCATGGACCCCCGCATGAAGATGGCCGCCATGCT